CTACGGCGGTCACCATTATAATATGCCGTCTCTACACGACTTGCGCCCTTAACTGTAGGTGTACTGGATTCAGTTCTTAAAGCTTGATCGCCAAATGTTGCTGAACGTTGGGACAGTAACTCAATTGGATCACCTTCACTTGTGGCTTCCATGCCATCGATTTCATCTGCATGTGTTACCGGGGCAGATCTTGAACGCAATGTTTTTGGGGAACCAGCCCATGAAAACATCAGCCAACCACCGATATAGGAAATCATACGGCTATTATTTACACCTTCACGGCTTCTTGGTTTTGCCATTTTTTTAGAAATTGATTTATTCGCCTCGATCATTGGTCGAAGTTTAGTTTCTAAAAATGTTTGCACATCCCCTTGAGTGGGTTGTACAAATATCTGAGACTTTGGCTCATGTTCGATAAAGTATCCTGTTGCACACTGCTGAATTGTTGTTTTGCCTAGCTGTGCACCTGTCATATATGTGACACGGCGTACACCGTATTCTTTGATAGCATCCAGCATTCCTCGCTGATAAGGTGCATTATCAAAATTTATGGGACCAGGTATAGCGTTACCCACTGGAATTTTAATATTCTTCTCAGCCCATTGGCTTGGCTTAATGTCAGGTGGAGGCATTAAAAAAGTCATAGAGCGTTTAAGAGAATTTACAACTGACTCAAAATTACTGAAGATTGATAAATCACTCATTGTCATCATCCTCAATATCTGAGTCGGCTACTGTTTCAAGCGCTAAAACTAGTTCTGCACGTAATTTTTCTTTAAATGTGCGCTCATCTGTTTCACCTAATAGCTGTAAAACTGCACGTTGTGGGATGTTTAAAATATTTGATCGAATGATACTGAAGGCAATAGATTGAGCACGCTCAAATTCTGAAATTAATGCCACTTCACCTTTTTCTTTTGCCAGTTTTAATTCTGCTAATTCAGTTTCTGCTTTTTGTTTTCGTAGTTCTAATTCTTCTTTATTGTCAGGTATACCGCCTGTCGCATTATCTACCGCTTGATCCTGAAGCCACTGGGAGATCTGAGCGGTGTTAAACTGCCATTCACTCCCTTTTCCATGACCACGGACTACTACTGGACAACCTCTTTTAACCCAAGCATCAACCGTAGTTAAAGCAACCCCAAAAACATCTGAAAGCCCCTTTCTACTTACGTTTTGACCTTTACTTGAGACTGCCATAAAAGCACTTTTTCCAATCCTTATTTTGCTGAGAAGTAGTAGTATGTTTTATTTTAAAAATTCACGCAGATATGAAATCCTGCGAGGTCTTTGCCCCCGCTTGGGGTCACCCCCTGAAAGTACCTGCGATAATGATAATTTCTCTCACTTGAATAAGACTTATTAATAATAATATTTTCAATAACTTGCAATCCATTGAATCTTTTTATACTAATAATTTCTTGGTTCATCAGAAGCCTACCTTGATTACCCATTGACCTGTGCGCATCTGCTCTGCATGACGTTTGGCGCGTTGCGGGGTTTGCTTTGCCCAAAGAGAGTTAAGCATCCCTGCTGCTGCACTTTCATAGCGACCTGTACGAATCATCTCAAGTGTATTCTTGAAACCCAATAAGCCCTCTACACCCATCTGGAAAGACATAGACAGCAATACACCACGGCGAGCATCATCCAATGATTTAAACCACGGTAGTTTTTGTTCAAGCAAGACTAAGCGTTTTTGAATATCATTATTAAGCAAGTAAGCAGACTCTTCAGCTGTGATGCCCCCACCCTTACGGCGATCGATCAAACGACCTACCCCAATAGTAGAAAATCCCAAATGATCTTTATACTCATACAGCACTTCCCCTTCTTCAGCGCGTAGTAAGCGAGTCATTTGCTCATCAAAATTATTCATTACTTTTTACCTCGACTTAGCCAGTTCTTAATCATTTCGCCAAAATACGCGAAAAAGCTTTGGTTCTTATATTCACCATTTTTAATCCAAGATGTAAGTTCTTGAATAACCATACCGCCAAACGCACCTAACAAGAATCCAATACCACCAGCATGCACCGGTTCAAGGTCCAACCAATAGATAACGACTTGTGTCAAATAATGAGCAGTAAAAGCGCCTGAAAGAATGAATACAGTGTAATCATGCCAGGTCTTTAATCGGTCTTTGTGGTATCTAGTCACTACAGAAGCTCCTAAAAAACCAGCGATGAAATACTGAATATTGTCCCAAACCTTTAAAAAAGCTTCATAAACTTCATGCCAGTTCATTACACTAAGTTCTCAAAATTATTTATTTGATCATTTTTACTTTTATTGTTGTTTTATTTCATTATTCACTTTTTCACACAACAAGCACTTATAAAAAAAGCATCTTACTTAGATGCTTTTAATACTTTAATTTTTACAAATTAGTAGACTAACAAGCACCTGCTTGTTTAGCCCCATAAGTAGCCTGTTGAACTGTATATTTATCCCCAGCCCCAGAAGAGAGTTGCTGAATAAGTCCATTACATGAGAATCCTTGAATTTCAAGATACTGCTTTGCAGATTTTACTGCTTGTTCATTCCAATCAACATCCAAACTATCCACTGCTACTGTGGCATCCGCTTTATTATATCCATCCCCTGCACTTGCAGACAATTGATTTATAAGTCCATTGCGTGAAAATCCTGAAATACTCAAATATTGTTCGGCAGAACGTACAGCATTTTTTTGAGAATTTGTTAAACCTATTTGTGGTTCAACTTCATCCTGTGTTTGCTCTACTTGTTTAGATTCAGTTTGAGCAACAGCTTCTTGCGTGTTGGCTTGCTGATTATCAGCTGGCATGGCTTGGGTTTCAGATTTTTGATTTTGTGCCGCATAACGTGCTTTATCTTCGTCCGATTGTGTAGCACTAAAAATAATACTAGACACGATCATAGCGGAAAAGAATACTAAAAAAGCTTTGCCTCTAGATGGCATTTTAACAATGCTTGGCTTTATCAATCCCAAAATAATTAAAATGAAAAAAACTAAAGTTAAAATTGCAAACAAACCACTAATAAAAGCCATATTTTTTCCTAATATAATCTATTAAAGTATGTATAAAAAATGTTAACAGATTGAATGTGATTTACCAAAGCTTTTTAGATTCCATTACCAAATTCTAAAGTAATCTTTGGCTCTACGGAATAAGTGGTGGAAAGCTCTATTACTTACTTGAAGAAATCAACATAACAGCTCTTGTCGATAAATTAAAAAAATCTGCCAACTGCTCAGAGCTATAGCCTTGTTTCAACATATCAATAATCCCAGCATTTCGTCTCTTTAAGATTATGTGCTTGCAGAATGATAGTGATAATAACTCCCCACCAAACTCTCTGCATAATTTCACTGCATCAACATATCCTAAAATATTAATTAACTTATGATCAAAACCTAAGCGAGATTCTTTTGGTACATACAGTAGCAATTGCCCTTCACCATTTCGCTTTTTTGATTTATATCTTGGGTATTGGCTCACTAAAAAGAGTGCTTGTTGCTTTCCTATAATTTCTGCAATTGAACGAATATCACCAGTTAAATCATTAATGTTTTCTTTCATACTATGCCCCACTTTGGTATATGGAAAAGCACTACATAGACAATCACTAAAATAATTTGTAGATCAACCAAGTCAGCCTTTAAATTTTGGTCATTATTTGTCATGTAAATTTTCAGAATGGTAACCTCTCTTCATCTTCAGCTTTCAATAAGTGGTGGTTTATATCGAGTGTCACAAAACGACAATGAGCCAAATCTGTCGCCAATCTGACTGTTCCAACTTCACCATTACGACATTTTGTAATAATGATTTCTGCAATCCCTTTCTCCTTACTATCCTTGTTGTAGTAATCATCTCGGTAGATCATCATGATTACATCAGCATCTTGCTCAATTGCGCCTGAATCACGGATATCGGAGTTTTTAGGGCGTTTATCTCCATTCTTTTCGACACCACGGCCGATCTGCACCAGTGAAATCACAGGGCAATTAAACTCAATAGCGATTTTCTTTAGTCCATCTGAGATGGCAGCAATTTCTAAATCTTTGCGGTTTGGCGCTTTAATCGGTGACTCGAGTTTTTGAAGGTAATCAACAAGAATGGCCCCGACTTCACCGTATTGAGCTTTTACACGCCTTGCGGATCTGCGGATATCTGATAGGGATGCACCTGGTTTCTCATCAATTTTAAGTGAAATGCTATCAATAATTACTTGAGCGTTAGCCATTCGAGTAAAAACTTCACCATCAGTCGTAACACCTGTTTTAACAACCTTGAAATTTACTTTTGCAATTGAACTAATCAACCGCTGAGAAATTGGTGCGCCTTTCATTTCCGCTGAAATAAACAAGGCTGGCTTCTTTTGACGTAATGCAATGTCTTGAGCAATGTTTTGAAGAAATGTGGTTTTACCCATTGATGCACGCGCACCAATACAAATCAGATCGCCGTTTTCAAGTTCCCCCAACATGTCATCCAAATCACGAAAACCTGTAGTTACCCCTTTTACAATCGGCTTATTGTTATGCCACGCCTCATGGCGATCTACACATTCCTGCAACGCTATTCTTGAAAAGTATGAAGCATCCTGTAAGGTGTCACCGTCATCATCCGAATCGATCTCATTCAAGATATTTTGAGCTAATGAAAGCGCTTGATCTGGGCTTTGCTCAATATTGCGTGTCACTAGCTGAATTCTTTCACCAGCCTCATGAATTTTACGCCATACGGTTAATTCTCTTAACCTTACTATGTGCCCTTCAAGTTGTGATGGTAAGCAAACAATTGCTATGACTTCTTGAATATATTGCTCAGTGACCATTTTTGATTTTTGAAGATCTAGTCTAATTTGGTCCCACACCATAATCACATCAAACTGTTTCCCTTGAGCGTGTAACGCTTTGATTTCAGAAAATATGATTTTATGTTTTGGTGCATAAAAATTATTTTCAGAAAGATCATCAACAAATTCATCAACATTCCCATGTGAACCCATGAGTGATGACAAAACGGCTTGTTCGATTTGCAATGAGTAAAGATTATTTTCCATTGAGCATCTCCATTCCCATCGCTAGGTAATCTGTCTCAACCATCGTGAATTGAACTTGTTGTTCTGGTGGGTTGTTTTGCTGATCATCATGTTGGGGCTGTTGGCTTTGCTGATCAACAGAGGGAACCATTTCAATGAATCGATCTAGCTTAGCTGCCTCACGGCAAATCAACTCAATGTCGATGTGCTTGTTCTCAGTGTGATAAGCCGATTTAGAACACCCTAGAATACCCTGTTTAATCTGATCTACCGTGTACCCCTCCTTGAGTCTTGCTTGAATCTTGGCTTTTCGCTTGTTATCCAAAACGGTTTGATTGGATTTACCAAATGTTGATTTCCAAAACTCAAAGATTTCTTGAATCTCTTTTTTGAAGTTTTGATTTTTGGCAGGCTCAGGTTCACCGCTAGGTGGACATATGTTTTTATTATTTATATTATGTTCCCTTATATTATGTTCTGTTCCCTTAAGAGCATTTTCCAACGGAATTCCAGCGGAATTGTTTTGTGATTCTTTTGGAATGATTTCGGAATCGCTAACCTGTTCTTTTGGAATGTTATTGGAAGCAACTTGGTTTTCCGATATTTTTCGAGTGGAATCATTACTCCAATCGCTAGGCATTCCAGCAGATATCCACACATCAGATGATGGAATGATGATTTGTTCATACTCAGGAAGTTGTTTATTTGCCTTGCGAATACGATCAGCAAACTTTTTATAACTGTACTCTCGTTTTGATTTCCAGCTCTCTAAAGCCTTTTCAGAAACCACAGGATGGTAATAGCGATTGTCATCACACAGTATCCAGCCATGCAAAGCCTCTTCCTTGAATTTTTCCCATTCTTTGACTACACGGCCAAAGCCTGCGAGATTAGATAACACTCGATCATCGTTAGGAATACTTCCAGCTGGTACTTGATGCCATGAAGCACACATAAGTAAAAAGCCTGCGCGAAATGCTTCAGCTTCAACGAGTGCTGTTGATCCTAGACAGTATTGTGGACAAGCGATCCCTCTAAAGTCTTAAAATATTTCTGTTCAAAGGCTTCTGGGCTTAACCAGCCGTTTGCAGAATGTCTTCTGACCCGATTGTAATAAAT